TAAACTCGATGGTCGACATTCAAAAGATGTCATTTATATTTAACAAAGAAAAATATTGTGTAATATAAATGAAGATAGATTTGTTAAAAAATGAAGCAAAACGCATTGGTCTTCGTGTAACCAAAAAAATAAAAGGGAAACGCATTCCTCTGAGTGAAAAAGAACTTAAGATGAAAATTCAAAGACGGCGACAACCAGCTTTGGAAATTCAAGTTCGAAACTCAAAAAAACTTATACGAACGTGTAAATCACTTTTACGAACCGTGGAACCAAATGCTCCACGTGTTCGTCGAGTTTCTCAACCCGTCGCACGTGCACCACCAGTCGCACGTGCACCACCTGTTCCACCTCCACCACCAGTTCCAACTAGAAAAGATCCACGTGCAAATTTAATGACCGCTTTAAAAGCAAACCTTAAACGTCGTGGTCTTAGAGAAAAGATAAATCAAACTTCTTAGATATAATCTTTTTCGCACCTTCGAGTTCTGGGTGACTCCATAAAAGCCATCTCGACCAAAATCCTGCGGTAAAAAAACCTGTTTTTGTCCAGTTTTCTTTATCACTTCGAGACACATCGAGCATATTTTTATGAACCAGTTTAGGATCGGTTTGTTTTTGTACCATATGGGGAACAAACCCACCGTGTCGTGTTACGTATGAACGCATACGTAATGGATTTTTGTGTATTGTATAGTCTGAGTATCCTCTTGCTCCAAAATCAACTATTTTTCCATTTTCAAAAGTAACTCTAAACTTTTTATCAATACGTGGACTTTTTCTTAAACGAACGCGCATATATAATTACTGAATATATTTTTCACCACGTTTTTTGCGTCTATATAACACAATTCCAAGTGTAAGGGATATTAACCAAGCTTGAAATTGTGATATACCATACGGTTCTTCGACCATAAACATTTATACTATATAATTATTGTTTATTTTGTAATTTAGCGAGTGTGTAGTGGTGATATAAATGTATTAAACTTATAATCAAAGAAACGAGAACAGCTGGGTTATATCTCGCCTTCTTGTTAAGAACGATTAATACAACCGAAGAAAGAGCAATAAAAACTGGTAAGCTAAATAACCCGACTTGAACATTTGTCAAACCGAGAAACCTTTTTTCTAATGTGTTAACTTCTGGTGTTTGGGTTGGTGCGTATTTTTCGTATTTAGGATATCCTGGCATTTATTATATATACACAAAAAAATGTGGATTTTCATGATACCAATACTATTGATATTGAACGATTACCTTAAATCGCCTATAGATAGATTGTATTTCCAAACACCTTTACGTCCACTCGTTGGTATACGAAATTCAATCGTAGATTTATTTTTTTATAAACCGCATTACTCAGTAGATGATTTTATAGGACTTTGGCGGGTACAGAAACACTTTTTCGATATAAAAAATGAATACGATACTTTATATAAAAATAAACAAAAGTATTATTTCCATGACCTCGATCCATGGTTTGAATATAATCAAAAATATTATTACTATAAAATACACGATTTCCCAAAACTATACGCATTTTTAAAAACTGTACCATGTGTTAATCATGCCACGATTGCGGTCATGGAAGGAACAATGTCTATACCAGCGCACCGCGCCGAGAGTAATTTACAGTTACGGTACCACTTAACGCTCGAAGGAACAAGTAATCTTACTACAGAGTTTGATATTCATCAACATAAACCCGGTGAAGATGTTCTTTTTGACCACTCGCGATACCATGGTGTTGATAAAACTGATGAACAAAAGCGTGTTGTTCTTATTCTAGATATTAATAGATTCTAAACTAAAGGTGTTTTCGACACACCGCTTTATACATGTCATGATCACCAACAAGTTCGAGTTCATCGTTTTGTACGATACGTTTTGTAAATGGTCCATGTGTTCCATCCATACATTCCATACACATCGCTGATATCTTAAACACTTTATCGGCGAGAGGTACACAATCTATAAGTTCACCAAACTTTCTTTGTTTATAATCCCCATCAAGACCCGCGAGTAAAATAGTTTTACCCGAATCGAGAACTTTTTCCACAAACTTTTTAAGACCGGTGAAAAATTGTGCTTCATCCATAGCTATAACGTCGACATCTGAAAAATCAACTTCATCGAGATTATTGGTTTTTATACAATCGAAACGAACATTATCATGGGTACGTAAAACATCTTCGGAAGCGCGTGTATCTTTTTTGGAATTTATAACGAGAATACGTTTACCTATAACTTTGTACCGTTTTAAACGTCGGATAAGTTCGGACGTTTTTCCTGAAAACATGTTACCCATAATAATCTTAAGACTCATTTCTAATTATACGTTACACTATTTTAAATGGTTTTAAAGAAACAACTCTTATATTAATAAAAACATGGAAACACTTAGAATTAAACGATTAACTCTCGAAGCAACTTTACCGACACGCGCATCGCCTGGATCTGTCGGGTACGATTTGTATAGTATCGAAAACATGACTATCAATGCATGTGAACGTGGTATTGTAAGTACGGGCATTTGTGCAACGATACCACATGGTGTGTATGGTCGTATTGCGCCTAGATCAGGTTTAAGTGTAAAACACGGTATTCAAACGGGTGCCGGTGTTATTGATCCGGATTATACGGGTGAATTGAAGGTTATCTTGTTTAATCACGGGAGTGAACCGTTCGAAATTAAACAAGGCGATAGAATCGCCCAACTCATTTTGGAAAAGTGTGAAACACCACTTATTGAGGAAGTTGATGAATTAAAAGAAACAAAACGTGGCGAACGAGGTTTTGGATCTTCGGGTAAGAACTAATTTAGTTACCAAATGCGATACCACCCATACCATTCTTAATCCTGAGAATGTTATAGTTGACCGCATACGCACGAATCATATCAAGGTTTGCATCGGATGGACCATTAATATTTATTCTCGCATTATCGATTCGCGAAAAGTTCAAGGTACCCGTTGGCTGAGATTTGTTCATGGTAAGGCAGAATGGCCATGTATATATTTGTTCCGAATCGACCGTGGTGTTAAGAACCGAACAGTGTCTCGATGGAACAACGTTTCTGTGGTATTCGTGTGTCATATTTTCAAAGAGTGGAACACCGTTAATAAACATAGACGCATCCGTGAAAGTGTATGATGTAGAGGCACCCGATGCTGAATCGTTACCCGCAGCTATGTGAACGGCCTTTACTGGGTGATTAAAGTAGGTCAAATCAATCGACGTATCGGAAGCAGACATTGGTTGGTGTTGTGTTTGTGTAATGAGAAGTTCGTGTTCACCATTTGCAAAGAATTCACGTTCGTCTGTGTCGACAAACACGTACGAACCGTATACTCTTGGTCTATCAGTACCTAAATCAAATGTACCGTTTCTACACTTAATTCTGATTTCAACTTCGTGATATTGAAGACCGACAAGTGGTAAAGATTTCGTCCAATCTTCACTGAAAAAGAATGGGATTATGTAACTACCGGTAGAAACATTATCACCTCCGTCTTGGGTTGTCGCGGCACATGTCGCTTTTGCCGAAGATTCATTGTATAACGTATTGTGTACTGTATTAATAAAAAGTGTATCCAATTTTGTAACTTCCTGACCACCAATCCACAAAGAGAATTCAGTTGGTGAAGTTTCATCTGATGTCGCATTCGCGGATTTAAAAATAGAATCGTCGTGGTTATTATTATTAATATTGGCATTTTCAATCCACACGTAACTCAAAAGATCACCTTTCGATCTGATAGGGATGGAAACTTCGTTTCCCGAACCAAACGTCCCGATATAATCCATACGTTCTGGTTTTATCGAAAAGTTTGTATGACGTTTATAGTTTTGTCTAAAAAAAGAGACTTGAGGATCGCCTGTGATATAGACGTCCTGGGCACCGACTGAGACGAGATCAATCAAAGCAGCTGACATATTTACTACTATACTATATTAAAAAAATCGGGCGTTAACGTAATAAGATAAAAATGGTCGTGTTTCAAGTATTGACCTGGGAAACACAAGACACGGAAGACGAACACTTGATTAGTATTTTTGGTAAAACAAATGAAGGTAAGTCTGTATGTGTTACGACCAGTTTTACACCATACTTCTTCGTAAAACTTCCGAAGAAAACATCACAAATGGATATTCGTAATTTATATACAAAGATTGATAAGTTATGCCCTGAATGTTTGATAAGTTATGATATCGTTCAATCTAAAGATGTCTGGGGTTTTCAAAATAATGAAAAATTTATTTTTATGCAATTAAACTTTAAGAACCTCGCGGCACGACGTATGGTAAATGGGCGATTAAAACGTACATTACCCGATGAAGCCGTGAAATATAAAGTATACGAATCAAACTTAGATCCTGTTCTGAGGTTGATGCACCGAACTAATATTCAATCTACTGGGTGGATGGATTCAGGAGATACGTGTGTACGTTCACACTTAGCACGGGTTAATATAGACCTATTCTGTAACGACTGGAAAACACTAAAACCAGTTGATATTCCAGAGACTGCACCTTTTGTAGTTGCGTCCGTGGATATTGAATGTAATAGTTCAACGGGTAAGTTTCCTGATGCAGATGTAAAAGGTGATGCATGTTTCCAGATTGCCGTATCACTTACACACTTTGGTTCTGACGTACCGTATGATAAAACATGTTTTTGTTATAAAAAAACAGATTCAGATTTGGATGGGTGTATAATTAAAAGTTACGAGACTGAACGCGAAATGCTTATGGCATTCAAGGAGTATCTCGTGGAAAAGGATATTGATATCATAACAGGTTGGAACATATTCGGCTTTGATTTAGAATATATAATGAAACGTGCGGTCATGACGGGGTGTGATCAGACATTCTATGAAATGAGTAAAATGAAAAACCATTCATGTGAACTTGTGTATAAGAAGTTGTCTTCGAGTGCACTCGGTGACAACGATCTCAAGATTTTACCGATGCCTGGACGGTTTATTTTCGATCTATTTCATGAAGTTAAAAAGGGGTATAAACTTGATTCATACAAACTCGATAACGTTTCGAAACTGTACCTCGGTGATAATAAAATTGATATGCCACCAAAAGAAATGTTTGCGCGTTTTGTTGAAGAAGACCCCGTAAAGTTACGTGAAGTCGCCGAATATTGTATTAAGGATACACTTTTACCTCACCGTTTGTTATCAAAATTATCTATACTTGTTAATTTATTAGAGATGGCTAAAGCGACGTGGGTTCCCCTCTGTTATTTAGTAGAAAGAGGACAACAAATCAAAGTGTTTAGTTTGTTAACAAAAAAGGCTCGTGAAATGGGGTTTATGGTTCCAACTATATCATGGGGACAATATTCCGCGGAAGGATACGAAGGTGCAACTGTTTTAGACGCACAAAAAGGTGCCTATTACACACCAATAACAGCGTTAGATTTCGAAGGTCTGTATCCATCAATTATGATGGCACATAATTTATGTTATTCATCGATGGTTATGGATTCTAAATATGAAAATATACCTGGTATAACATACGAAACGTTTGGGTTTTATAAGTTTGCACAAGATGTCCCTAGTCTTTTACCAAGTATTCTCCTAGAACTAAAACAGTTTCGTAAACAAGCTAAAAAGGACATGGCGCAATCGACTGGTGCCCTAAAAGAAATGTATAATGGTAAACAATTGGCGTACAAAGTTTCTATGAACTCTGTATATGGATTTACAGGTGCGGCAAAGGGTATGTTACCTTGTGTACAAATCGCCTCAACGGTAACTCTAAAAGGTAGGAGTATGATTGACGAGACAAAAGCATACGTTGAAAAGAATTTCCCGGGATCAAAGGTAAGGTATGGTGACACGGATTCAGTTATGGTTGAATTTGATGTAGGAAACCGTACCGGAAAAGAAGCAATTGAATATAGTTGGGAAATAGGTGAACGCGCTGCGGAAGAGTGTACTAAACTCTTCAAAGCACCGAATAACCTTGAACTTGAAAAGGTATATTGTCCGTATTTCTTATATTC